CCTATATGTCCAACTTGGACGACTCACCTGTACGACTTGGACAAGCACACTCCACGCCTCACCTGGGCGAGAGGAACCTCTTTTCCGAACCCCTCACCGATCACGCAACCGGCGGGGACGATCAGGGCGAACGGCTCTTTGATCCAGTCGGCGCGGGTCATGGACGCGTCCACGGTGATCGTTCCGTCGTCTTCCAGGAAGGCGTACCAGGTGTCGCCCTCGACGCTGTGCACGGTCCACTGGGCGTTTGCGTACGTGACGACCGAGCCGACGTGCGCGATGGCACGCACGGTTGCGGGTGCGAAGTTGCTGGTGGTGCTGCTCATGATCCACTCCTCTTGATCGGTAGGACCAAGGGGGCCACCTGGTGGGGTCGGGTGGCCCGATGGTCCGGCCGGTCAGCGGTTCCGCTGCTCCAGTGTGGCGGCGCCCATCTGGTCGAGCTGGAACCAGTCGGCCAGGGAGTCAAGATCGTTGGAGCGGAGCATCCACGCGTAGGGGATCTTCGCAGTTGCAAACTCGACCTGACCGGTGGACAGACTGATCGACTGGCCCTGACGCAGTGCGGTGCCCTGGTGCTGGTTCATGGGGTGCCTCTCCCTCTCGGTGTTCCTCTTTGTCTGTACCCCCATACTACCCGAGGGGATACCCAAGGGTACACCAAGGGAGGGTCAAGGAATGGCAAAGGGCGCTATGTCCCCATGTGTGGGGGTGTGGGTAGGTAGGTGTGCATGTGGGTAGGTAGGTGTGCATATGCATGGGTATGTGTGCATGTGTGTGCTATGTGGGGGTGTGCATGCATGTGTGTGCCTATGGGTGGGTGTGGGTGCTATGGGTGCAATGTCCGGTGTTGCTTCTGCAAAGCTTCCTTTGCATGTGCAAATCCATCGAGACGGTCGGTCGCCGGGTAGATGCTTCGAAAGTAAATGTAACTCGTCAGGGAATACCTGGCAGATGTGAGTGGGATGTGAGTGGGTACCTGCACACCGGCATGACGTTCCAGCAGTACGCAGACCGTGAGGCGATTCGCGCCGCCGTAGAGGTGATGCGACGCAGGTGGCCGGACTGCGAGTACGAGATCGACGCCGTGGAGGCGCTGGGCGAAGGGATCGATGATGGCGAGTAAGGACGTAGTCGTAGCTGCGGGCACGGATGATCCGTGGCAGGGCAGTCAGTCCGAGGTGGAGCTGGCCGTAAAGCCGAAGCGCGGCCAGACGGCCAGGAAGGGGCACCTGGAGCGCGGCTGGGTGAAGCACCGGCTGATCAGGGACTTCGCTCTGGGCGAGAAGACCGGTGCCCAGCTCGCGGAGCAGTACGGGGTGAGCCAGACGAGCATCAGCGCCTTCAAGAAGCGGAACGCCATGGAGATCGAGGACGTCCGCAACAACCTGGCCGATGAGTACGCCGGTGTCTGGGTCGCCCAGAAGCTGGACCGGATCGCCGAGTACCAGCAGGCCGCGGAGAAGATGGCCAGCGGCACGTCCGCCCGCAACCAGGAGGTACTGGTCAGCATCCTCAAGGCTGTCGCGGAAGAGCTCGGACAGCTCCCGGCGCGCACTCAGGTGCAGGTCAACACCGCGAACGTTGTGTACGAGGTGGTCGGCATTCCGTTGGAGGATCTGACGTGACCAGGGATGAGCTGATCGAGAAGCTGAAGCGCCTGCCGGAGGGTGCGGAGCTACTGGTCGATCATCCGGGATGCGGCTGCTGCTCTTCGGGCTACGGCCTCGCCGTCCTGGTGAAGGAGACTGGCGAGGATGGCCGGGCACTGTTCCGTTTCGCACATCAGGAGGAGCTCGGATGAGGCACTGGTGGCACAAGATCCGGCACCGGGACATGCATCGCCGGTACTGTACCTGCCAGGTCATCGCGGTCATCTGGATTGGGCGTGGGCCGGTGCAGCCTGGCATGCCCATGTCGCCCGACGAGATAGAGGTGATCACCAGTGGCTGACGTCGATGGCCTGGTCGCTGAGGCTGTAGCCCGAGGGGACGCCCAGAGGGCTGAGATGCGGCGGCAGGCGAAGCTCAAGCCGCAGGGTCCGGTGCACCGCTATCAGCCGCACGGCACGTGTATCGAGCTGTTCAGGGAGCGTGGGCCGGAAGTGCTGTTCGCGGGGCCCGCCGGTACCGGAAAGAGCCGGGCATGCCTCGAAAAGATGCACATGATGGCCCTGCTCAATCCTGGGATGCGCGGGCTGATTGTCCGGAAGACCCTTGCATCCCTCGGGTCTACGGCCCTGGTGACCTTCGAGCAGCATGTGGCGACCCAGCACCTGGCGAATGGCGAGATGAAGTGGTTCGGCGGCAGCCCGAAGGAGGCGGCCTGCTACCGGTACAAGAACGGCTCCACGATCACCGTCGGCGGCATGGACAAGTCGATGAAGATCATGTCCTCGGAGTACGACATCGTGTACGCCCAGGAGGCTACCGAGCTGACAGAGGAGGACTGGGAGGCGATCACCACCCGTCTGCGTAACGGCAAGGTGTCGTTCCAGCAGCTCATGGCGGACGCCAACCCCTGGACGCCCACCCACTGGCTGAAGGTCCGCTGCGACAAGGGCAAGACCAAGATGATCCGCTCCCGCCACGAGGACAACCCGACGCTGTTCAACCCGAAGACCGGGGAGATCACCGAGGGTGGGCGGGCCTACATGTCGAAGCTCGACGCGCTGTCCGGGGTGCGCTACATGCGGCTCCGCAAGGGCATCTGGTGCGCCGCCGAGGGCCTGGTGTACGAGGAGTGGGATCCCGACATCCACATCCACAAGCAGATCAAGGTCCCGCCCATCTCGTGGACGCGGTACATCACGGTCGACTTCGGCTTCACCAACCCCATGGTGGTGCAGTTCTGGGCGGAGGACGAGGACGGTCGGCTCTACCTGTACAAGGAGTTCTACCACACCGGCATGCTGGTCGAGGACATGGCGAGGAAGGTCAAGGAGGCGATGAACCTCCGCAGGGAGCCCCGCCCTAGGATGATCATCTGCGACCACGATGCCGAGGGCAGGGCCACCCTGGAGCGCCACCTGGGCATGTCGACCAAGGCCGCCAAGAAGACCGTTGAGGACGGCATCCAGGTCGTCAAGAAGCGCATGGTCAAGTCGGAGATGGACGGCAAGCCCCGCATCTACCTGTGCCAGGATGCCGTGATCGAAGTTGACAAGGCCCTGTCAGACGCGAAGAAGCCCACCAGCACACTGGAGGAAGTCGTTGGCTACATCTGGGACCGCGGAACAGTCCTTGCGCAGAACAACGGCAAGCCCCCCAAGGAGGTCCCCGTCAAGGAGGACGACCACGGCATGGACGCGATGCGCTACATGGTCGCTGAGCGTGATCTCCGCAGTCGCCCGCGTGTCCGTTCGTTCACGTACTGAGGAGGCACCGATGACGAACGACCTGAAGCCCCTCCCGGCCTACCGCCGCAGGGCTCGCGAGCTGGGCGCGTGGTGGCGTCAGCGGAGGATTCAGAGGCAGCGCGCCTACAAATCCTTCAAAACAGGGGTCGCCAAGCTCTTGACTCTTGCGATTTCTGTGCTAGGGGCTACACTGATCGCGTATGGTGTGTATCAGGTGTACCCGCCAGCCGGATATGTGACCGGCGGATTCATGTGCTGGCTGCTCCTGTGGAGCCACGAGAAGGATCGAGGGAGGCGTCAGTGAGCGTACTGGGCAACCTGTTCAACCGTTCGCCCGTACCCCAGGCCCCCGAGCACGGCAGCCGCGAGGGGATCTTCAACATCCTCACCGGCCGTGGAGTCAACACCCGCGAGAAGATGAAGCGCGGCATGGAGCAGTACGGCGAGGTGTCGACGGCCTACGGAATCGTCTCTCGCCTGGCCGAGTCCACCGCGATGATCGAGTGGAGTCTCTACAAGAAGCGGACCGACGACCGCCGGGTGTACCGCGAGGTGGAGACCCGTAAGGAGATCACCAAGCACGCCGCCCTCGACCTGCTCCGCCAGCCGAACCCGCTGATGGACTGGCAGGAGTTCTGCGAGACCAGCGTTCAGCACTACGACACCTGTGGCGAGTTCTGGTGGGTTGCGGCGTTCGGGCCGATCCGGGCGGCCGGTCCGCTCGAACTCTGGCCGATGCGCCCCGACCGGGTGATGATCGTCACCGACCCGCATGACGCCCTGACCGGCTACATCTACGTGTCCGACGACGGCGAGAGGGTGCCGCTTCGCAAGGACCAGGTCATCCACCAGCGGCGGCCGAATCCTCTCGACATCTACCGCGGCCTGGGCCCGCTTCAGGCGCTGAGTCTCAAGCTCGACTCGAACCGCCTGGCCGCTGAGTACAACCGCAACTTCTTCCTGAACAGCGCTGAGCCCGGCGGGATCATCGAGGTCGAGGACCGGCTGGACGATGACGAGTTCCGCGAGCTGATGTTCCGCTGGCGGGAGCAGCACCAGGGTGTGGCCAACGCCCACCGCGTGGCCATCCTGGAGCAGGGCAAGTGGGTCGAGCGCAAGTTCTCGATGAAGGACATGGCCTTCCCCGAGCTGGCCGAGCTGAGCCGCGAAGACATCCGCGAAGCGTTCGGCTATCCCAAGGGGATGACCGGCGCGACCGAGGACGTCAACAAGGCCGTCGCCGACGCAAACGAACGGATGTTCGGGCGCTACCTCCTGCGGCCCCGCCTGGAGAAGATCAAGTCCGCTGTTGACAATCAGCTCCTGCCGATGTTCGGGGCGACCGCCAAGAGCCTGGAGTACGACTACCAGGACCCGGTTCCCGAGGACCGCGAAGCCGACTCTGCTGAGCGGATCACCAAGGCCCAGGCCCTCAAGATGTTCATGGAGGCCGGGATGGACTGGGCTGACGCCCTGGAGATCATCGGCCTGCCCCAGGCCAAGCAGGACGAGATGAAGCTCAAGATGGCCCAGGAGGCTCACGAGCTGGCCATGAACCCGCCCGCAAGGCCCGGCCAAGAGGGCGGCGACCCCAAGCCCAACCAGGAACCCAAGAAGCCGAGCCCGGCAAGGGAGGCGAACGAGAAGTGACCCCAGAAGAGCGTGATGCTCTCCGCGAGCGGATGCGTCGGCCTGCGGCCCGCCTCCAGAACTCCAGGACCGACTGGTACCGGATTCAGAACGGCGACAAGCTGGCCCGACACGCCGAGATCTTCATCTATGACGAGATCGGCTACTTCGGCGACAGCGCGAAGGGCTTCGCCAAGGCCCTGAACGAGCTGGACAGCGACGAGCTGACTGTCCACATCAACAGCCCCGGTGGCGACATCTTCGACGGCCTGGCGATCTACCAGGCAATCAAGGATCATCCCGCCCGCGTCACGGTCAAGGTCGACGGCCTGGCCGCATCGATCGCTTCGGTGATCGCCATGGCCGGTGATGAGCTGGTCATGGCCCCCAAGGCGACCATGATGATCCACGACGGCTGGGCGATGTCGGTCGGCAACGCCGGTGAATTCCGGAAGATGGCCGACCTGCTCGACAAGCAGTCCGAGATCATCGCGTCGGTCTATGGTGACCGGTCCGGGCAGCCCGCAGATTTCTGGCGTGATCGTATGCGCGACGAGACGTGGTACAACGCCCAGGAAGCCCTCGATGCCGGTCTCATCGACCAGATCGAGGGTCAGGAAAAGCCGAAGAAGGAGGAGGCGTTCGATCTGGGCGTCTTCGCACATGCTGGCCGGGACAAGGCCCCCGAGCCGGTCATCAAGCCTGAGGCCCGTAAGGAGCTGAAGGGGGAACCCGGCCCCGAGCTGGTGGACCTCCCCGAGGGGTCGATCGTCGTCGCGAAGGCCGACCTCAAGAAGGAAGGCGAAACCGCCGTTCCTACCGTAGTATCGAAGGAGCCGGAGCCCTTTACCTGGGACTTCGCAGCCTTCCAAGCCTCTCTGAAGGAGGGACTGAAGCGTGGCTAAAATCACTATCCCCACCGGGCAGAGCGAGCTTGAAGAGCTGCTTGCCGATGGGGCCCAGGTCCAGGCGCTCATGCGCGAGGGCCAGTTCACCGAGGTCGTTCAGGCGTACGCCAAGCACGTCGTCCAGAACGACACCGACATGACCGAGCAGATCAAGGTCGAGACCCAGCGCATTCTGGCCGACTACCTGCGCGAGAACGAGAACGTCGAGGGGCTCCAGGCCCTGAAGCGCGGCGGCGTCGAGGCTGTCACCCGGAGCGCCAACGCCCACTTCGCCCCGAAGGCGATGGGCGCGAAGTTCAAGGCCGAGGAGTACGGCGAGACGCTCGCCCAGTTCCTCATCGACATCAGCCCCAAGGCGTACATGACGCAGGAGCTGGTCGACAAGCGCCAGGCTCTGAAGAACGCCGCGGCCAGCTCTGGTGAGCCTGCGTCCGGCGGCTTCCTCGTTCCGGAGGCTTTCCGGGCCGAGCTGCTCTCCCTCTCCCTCGAAGCGTCCGTCGTGCGCCCGCGTGCCCGGATCGTCCCGATGGAGACCTCCCGGGTCATCTACCCGTACATCGACGACACCAGCCACGCCACGAACGTCTTCGGCGGCGTGCAGGGCTACTGGACTCCCGAGTCCGGCCAGATGACCGACGTTGCGGCCTCCTTCGGGCGGCTGGCGCTGGAAGCCTGGAAGCTGACGGCCTTCGCGAACGTCCCGAACGAGCTGATCGCGGACTCCGCGGTCTCCTTCGAGTCGTTCATCCGCTCGACGTTCCCGCAGGCTCTGGCCTACTTCGCGGACGTGGCCTTCCTGTCCGGCTCTGGTGCCGGTCAGCCTCTGGGCATCCTGACCGCTGGTAACGGCGCTCGGGTCTCGGTGGCCAAGGAGACGAACCAGCCTGCGGACACCATCGTCTGGGAGAACATCGTCAAGATGTACTCGCGGATGCTGCCGCAGTCTCTCGCCTCGGCCGTCTGGGTTGTGTCCCCGGACGTCTTCCCCGAGCTGGCCACGATGGCTCTCTCGGTCGGCACCGGCGGCGGGCCTGTCTGGCTCTCCAACGGCGTGGGTGGCCCCCCGGCCACGATCCTCGGCCGTCCGGTGATCATCTCGGAGAAGGTGGAGAACCTGGGCGACCAGGGCGACATCAACTTCATCGACTTCAACTACTACCTGGTGGGCGACCGCCAGGCGATGACCGTCGCGTCCTCGGAGCACTTCCGCTTCCAGAACGGCGAGACGAGCTTCAAGTTCGTCGAGCGTCTCGATGGTCGTCCGTGGCTCCAGAGCGCGCTCACCCCGCGCAACGGCGGCCCGACTCTGAGCCCGTTCGTCACTCTGGACGCGCGCGCCTGATGATCCACCCGGGGGAGGGCAATCAACCCCCCTCCCCCGGCTACCCCGAGAGCATTGAAACCCTCTCGGAGAACAGGAGAAACGCATGGCTTCTGGAGACGGCCTCGGCCGCGTCCTGAACTACATCAAGACCGCGTCCGGCCTCAACGTTCCGCTGACTCAGGCTGGCGCTGTCACCTTTGTCTTCGGTGACGCCGGTACGGGTGCGGCCATCGCCACCGTCACTCAGACCGACTCCACCGGGGTCAACTCTGAGATCGACCTCAACATCTTCACCGTGTCCGGCACTGTCGGCTCCAATGGCGAGTCCCGCGCGTACGTGGGCCCTGACGTTGGCGGTGTCTGGCTGGAGAACGGTGCTGCCGACTTCACGGACAACACCTTCGACCTGTCGGACGAGACCACGAACGACACCGGCGTCTTCACGGTCCGCTCCGAGCAGCTTTCGGACGGCTATGACCAGGTTCAGGTCACGGTCGACACCGGCACCTGCTCCGCGATCATCCACGACCTGCGAGTCCAGCGGAAGCCGCAGAACCTGCGTTCCAGTCTGGTGGTCTGATCATGACTGTCATCATCAACGGCTCCGACCTCCGCTCCATCGGCCTCGGTACCCGGGTGGCCGCCAAGCTCCAGACGATCTCTGGCGCGGCGACTCACCAGCTCTTCACCGTCGCTGGCGGGGAAGTCCTGATCACCGCCCTCTGGGGAGTGTGCACCACGGCCATGGCCGGGGCGAACACCGTCAACCTCCAGACCGACCCGACTACGGGTGACACCGTGGTCATCGCTACGGCGACCGACCTCGGTACCACCGACACCGCGGCCGGTACCACGATCGGCGGCAATGCGACCACGCTGATTCCCGTGACCACTCTGGTCAAGGGCGGGCTCGCGATCAAGGACGTGGTTGTCACCACGGGCGAGGTCGAGTCTGTAATCACCGGCGCGGGCGCTGACGGCGCGATCCAGTGGTACGCCACGTATGTTCCGCTCACCACGGGTGCGACTCTGGTCGCTTCCGCCTGATCCATCCAGTAGAGAGGCCGCTGCTCCCCCAGGCGGCGGCCTCTCTCCATGGAAGGAGATGGGGCCGTGGCCGGATCAATCGTTGTATCGACCACCCGGTTGGCTGCCGGGGTTACCAAGTCCAGCGTGGCCTGGACGTCCGACGCTGCCGGGGCGGTTAGTGGCAACACCTTCCCCCTGGCGATGGGCACGTTCCTGACAGTCGAGTTCATCCCCGGCGCGGGCGGCGTTCAGCCTACCGACCTGTACGACGTCGACCTCCAGGACGCCGAAGACATTCCGATCTTCGACAACGGTGCGGGTACAACGATTGGCGCCAACCTGTCGAACACCCTGGGCTCGCATGCGATACCTCTGCTGGGCCTGACCGCAGTGCAGCTTTTCCGCCGGTGGCATCACGGCGGGGATGTCGAGCTTCTGGTGACTAACGCCGGTAACGCAAAGAGCGGAACCGTCAACATCTTCATGTGGGAAGGGGTTCTCTGATGGCTGACCGGCATATCGCTTCGGGCTACATCTTCAGCCAGGCCGAGATCCCTATCGCGGCACTGGGGTACAACTACATCTCGCTCTTCAATCCGGTTGGCAGCACGAAGGTCGCGAGCGTCGCGGGCATCTTCGTGAGTCACTCGCTGTTCACGTCCTCTTCGGTGGCGTCTCCATTGCGGGGCTGGCGCATCAGTACAGCGTCGGGTGGCACCCTTCAGGCGCTGTCGGCCATCGCCAAGGTGCAGACAACGAATCCCGATCCGACCTGCGAGGTCCGTACCGGCGATCCGACGTGCACTCTCGGTGCGGCGATCTTCAACAGCCCTCCGCCGATCCAGGACAAGGCGAACTGGCTGCACGAGGTAGCCCTGCCGTCCGGGATTCTGCCGTTCACGATCCGGCCGGGCGAGGGCATCGTGCTGCGTACCGAGCTGGGCATCGGCCAGAGTGCCGACTGGAACCTGACGATCGTCTGGACAGAACAGGGGAGGCGCTAATGGCCAGCACCACAGCGGACTTGTCACTCTTCGACGTAACCGCTGTAGGCCCTGGGACCGTGGTCGACTACCTGACCGCCCAGCGGGATGTGTCGATGGTCATGGTCGTGACCGGCACCGTGACCGGCGGACTTGTCGCTATGGAGGCATCCCAGGACAATACCAACTGGGTGACCATGTACGTCTTTGGTCCCCGCACTGGCCGGAACGACTTTCACAGCAGCGTCAAGGGGGCTTTCCGGTACTGGCGCACGAATGTCACCTCTGCAATCACCGGTGGTGGCAGCGTCACTACGACCTTCATGGAGAGTGGGGCCTGATATGGACGGGATAAAGCTTTCTTCGTACACTGACTACACAGAGTTGTGTAGCAGCTCCTTGCGCCTCGGGGGGCAGGTGTGAACGAGGAGCGCATTTTGGACAAGCTCGACGGCTTGGATGACAAGACGACGAACATCCTGATCGGGCTGACGCGCCTGGAGGAGCAGATCAAGGACGTCCCCGACCTGAAGCAGCGGATCGTGGCGCTCGAACGCTGGAAGTGGACCGCTATGGGCGCTCTGGGTGCTGCCGCAAGTTCGCTGGGCGGCCAGCTCTACGTAGCACTGAAGGGATGACATGGCCTGGGAGACCCTGATCGGGATGATCAAGGAGGGCGAGGAGATCGACACCGAAGCCCGCAGCAAGGTACCGGTCGAGTGCCCATACGACTACACACCGCTGAAAGAGGGGCCCGGCGGGGTCCTGTTCTGCCCCTGGGCGGGCGACTACGAGTACCCGCGTGACGGGATCGTCCGGTAGCCAGCTACACTGAAGGTCACAACAGAATATTTCCATCAAAACCGGGGGTTAGATTCCCCCATGTTCCCCGAAAGCAAGGACGAGGTAGATGGGTCGCGTAGTGTACTGCACGCGCGAGGACGTACAGGACGCCTTCGATGTCCGGGAGGCGGCCCACCGATCCGCGCAGATCGACCAGGCCATAGCGAGCGCGTCTGACGACATCGACGGCTGGCTCAACAGGCACAAGCACGGGCTTGCCCCCCGCACCGCGACCCGCTACTTCGACTGGCCGCAGCGCTTCAGTAAGTCGTACCGCCTCTGGCTGGACGAGAACGAGGTGATCTCGGTCACCACGCTCACCGCTGGCGGTACGGTGATCACCTCCAGTGACTATTTCCTGGAGCCGGTCAACAGCGGTCCCCCGTACACCTATATCGAGACCGACCTGTCGAGCTCTGCTGCGTTTGCGGCCGGAGACACCACGCAGCGCGCGATCTCGGTCCTGGGCGTGTTCGGGATCAATAACGACCAGAAGGCCGCCGGGGCGCTGGAGAACGCCATAGCCGACACCACGGGCACCACGGTCGACGTCACCCGCTCCGACATCATCGGCGTCGGGTCCGTTCTGGTGTGCGAGGCCGAGCGGATGCTCGTCGTCGGCAAGGTCGCCCTGGACAGTACGCAGAATCTGGCCTCCGCAATGAACGCCCTCAAGAACGATCAGATCGTGGACGTCTCGGACGGCACGAAGTTCTTCGTGGGCGAGCAGGTGCTGATCGACTCCGAGCGGATGCGCATCACCGACATCTCGGGCAATAACCTCACCGTGGTCCGGGCCTACGACGGCAGCACTCTGGCGGCTCACTCCATCAGCGCCGACGTGTACGTGTACCGCCGTCTGACGGTCGAGCGCGGGGCTCTGGGTACCACGGCCGCCACGCACGCCGACGCGACCGCTGTGACCGTCTGGGACGTTCCCAGCCTGGTGCACGACCTCTGCAAGGGCGAGGCCATCACGAGGCTGGAGCAGGAGTTCTCCGCCTATGGTGCGCGCGTCTACTCCGACGAGGCCGAGCGTGACTCCTCGGGTACCGAAGTCGTCTCTGGTCGTGGTCTGACCGACCTGCGCAGGTCTTGCGCCCGTCGCTACAAGCGCAAGTTCCGGAAGAGGGCAATCTGATGAAGATCACCATCGAGGTCGACGGTCACAAGATGGTCATGCCGGACGAGATGATCGACGGGGTCACTCTCCAGACACCCATGGACGTCAGGCTGATCTCCTGCGACTGCCCGGTCCGCTGCAAGAGCCTTCACCGCGAGTTCACCGGCACAGGCACCTTTGAACTGAAGGGCAAGCTGCTCTCCCGCCCTGTATGGGTGGAGGTGGCTGACTGATGGCCATCGATTCCCAGGACCTGATCGACCGGATCGCGTCGCACGCCATGACGACCGGCTACTTCGACCGCGTCAACCAGCACGAGCCCAAGTCGAAGCCCGGCCGGGGACTGACCTGCGCGGTATGGATCGACCGGATCGAACCGGCCCGCGGCAGGTCCGGCCTGGCCGCCACCTCGGCCCGCGTGGTGTTCAACGTCCGCGTCTACACCAACATGCTCCAGAACCCGCAGGACGCTATCGACCCCTCGGTGATGATCGCTACGGACGCTCTGATGGAGGCGTACAACGGCGACTTCTCCCTGGGCGACGACGACCGGTGGATCGACCTCCTGGGCGCTACCCAGGGGCACGCGCTGGACTCGCAGTCGGGCTACATCAACATCGATAACGTCGTCATGCGGGTTATGACCATCACCATACCCGTCATCGTCGAAAACGCCTGGACACAGGCCAGCTAAGGGAGGAAGGGATATGGCAAAGCAGTCCGGGCTTGGAGACAACTTCTACATCGGCGGATTCAACATTTCCGGCGACGTGAACGCCCTCGAATCAATTTCGTGCCCGACCGGCACTCTCGAATCGACGGGCATCGACAAGTTCGCCATGGAAAGGCTGGGCGCTCACCGCGACGGCCACATCGAGGGCGGCACGCTGTTCAACAAGGCAACCGACCAGCAGCACCTCGCTCTCCGCGGCCTGCCCCGCACCGACACCCAGGCGTACTACGCCCGCGGTACGACGCTCGGCAACCCGGCAGCGGCCCTCACCGGCAAGCTCGTCACCTACGACCTGGACCGGGCTGACGACGGCAGCCTGAAGACGAAGTTCAATGCCGAGGCCAACAGCTTCGGTCTCGACTGGGGTCTTCAGCTCACCGCCGGGGTCAGGACGGACACCACGGCCACAAACGGCACGTCGGTGGACTTCGGGACCGGCTCGACGGCGTTCGGCCTTCAGGCGTACCTCCAGGTCTTTGCATTCACCGGCACATCGGTGACATTCACCATCCAGGAGTCGTCGGACAACGCGGTCGGCGACCCGTTCGCGGCGGTCACCGGCGGGGCATTCGCCGTCGTGTCGGCGGCCAACGTGTTCGAACGGATTCAGACGTCCAGGACGCTGACCGTGGAGCGCTACCTCCGGGTGGTCACTACCGGCACTTTCTCGAATGTCCAGTTCGCCGTCATGGTGAACCGCAACCCGGCTTCGGTGTCGTACTGATGGCCCGCGAATCGAACCGGGTCACTCCCCGGCTCAATCCCCAGGAGTACAAGACCTATCAGATTGCGGCCCCGCTCAGCACCCACTGGCGGCCTGCGACCTGCGAGGAGGTTGCCTGCGCCCAGGGTGAATTCGGATGGACGATGCGGATCGACCTGTCGACGGAACTCGGCAAGAAGCAGGCATATTACATCAAGCACCACTCGGGCCGGAAGTTCACGTGGGAGAAGGAGGGCGATGCGGGTATGGTCGTTCTCACTTTCCCGTCCGGACAGAACTGCTTCCAGCAGCACCAGGTGCGGCTGGACCGCGAGGAAAGGTTCATCGTCAAGGGCGGTGACCATCGCGGAAACCCCCTGGGCATAAAGCCGAGGGTCCACACAAAGCCTGAGCACTGGGTCGAGGATTTCGCCCAGAATCAGGATGCAATCGCTGAGATTCAGCGGAAGGGATAAGCCATGGCCAAGGAAAGTGGACTTGGTTGGACCCGGCTAGAGGTCGACGACGGCGGCGCTGTAGCCCGGGAACTCAAGAATGATGTCACCAACTTCGAATTCGCCACGCCCCGCGCGGTCCAGGAGATCACGGGTGTCGACAAGTTCGCCATCGAGCGCCTGCTGCTCCTGGCCGACTTCTCCATCACCCTGAACGGGGTGTTCAACCCGACGGCGACGACCAGCTCGCACGCGGTCCTGTCGACTGTGGCTTCGACCACGGTCACCCGGACCATCGGTCTGACGATCTCCGGTCAGATACTCAACAACGAGTGCCTGATCACCGACTACAACCTGACCCGCGCCGACTCGGGCGAGCTGACCTGGCAGGCCCCTGCGGTCCTCCAGTCCGGCACTGCACCCACCTGGAGCTGATGTGATCGGCTTCCGCGTCCGGACCAGCCAGCGAGGGCCTCTGTTCAACGGGGCCGCTCGTCGGGCTGCTCGCGACTTCTCCCACGCGTGGGAGGACGAGACGGCCGAGGAAGCGCTGGAGCACATCAGGGGGACGTTCCACCGGAGTTTCAAGAATCCTACGGGGTTCTACGAGTCGAACGTCCGGATCAGCCGGTCGAATGCCGGGCCCGAAATTACCGATGGCGGTATGTCGGGCCCGGTGTACGGCCCCTGGCTGGAGGGTGTGGGCAGTCGCAACAACACCTCCCGGTTCAAGGGGTACCACGCTTTCCGGAATGCCTACCGGGTCGTGGAACGCAAGGCTCACGGTATCGGTGAGCGTCTGCTGGACCGGCGCTATCTGCGTCGGATGAACTGAGGAGCCCTAATGGGATACCGTAAGGTCCCGACCGTATACCATCTGACATTCGCCGACCCGGAGTATGACGGTCTGGAAGTCGTCATGACCTCCATCAAGATCGGCAAGATCCGCAAGCTGATGCGCGTCCTGGACGAGGAGGGCCGGACCCAGGAGCAGATGGACGAAATGTTCAATCTGATCGATGAGGGTCTCGTGTCCTGGAACCTGGAGGACGAGAATGGCCAGCCGGTGCCGACGACCGTCGCGGGCATCGAGGACCAGGAGCTTCAGTTCATCCTGGACATTCTCGAAACATGGCTGGACGGAATGACCGGGGTCAACGACGACCTGGGAAAAGGCTCAAGCTCTGGCGAGACTTTCCCGGTGGAACTACCGACGATGGACACATTGTAACCAAGCCGCGGGAGCTGGAGGACGCCCAACTGGTTCTCACGCTCTGCAAGACTTTCAGTTGCGTCCCCTCGGTCATCGACCAGGAAAGCGCAGAAGTGATCCGCCTGATGAACATCATCCGGCTCGGAACTCCGGAGGAGGAGGACACCGATGGCTAGCATCATTCACCTCGTGGTGACAGCGTCCGACCGCACCGGCCGCGCGCTGGGCTCTGCTGGCCGTTCCGTGGGCCGCTTCCTGCGGGACTCGGACCGCGGCTTCCAGCGCCTCGGCAACCGGATTGGTGACAACATCAACCGCGGTCTGCGGGCTGGCGAGCGAGGGCTGGGACGGGGCCTCAGAGGGGTCATGGCGGGCTTCGGGCGCTCCATAGCCAACACCCTGGCCGGAGGGATCGGGGAGGGGCTCCAGCGGGCTGCACGGAACCCCTACGTGGCGGCAGCCATCGGCGTCCTCGCGGTCACCGCGGCCTCGCTCCTGGGCGCTGCCATCGCCGGTGCCCTGGTTCTGGCCATTGGTGGCGCGTTCATCGGCCTGGGCGTGCTGCTCGCCTTCCAGTCGAAGAAGGTCAAGGACGCCTGGAAGGGCACCCTCAGCGAACTGAAGCCGCTGTTCGAGGATGCGGCGACGCCCCTGCTGCCGGTCATCGAGCACGCCCGGGTCAAGCTGGAGGGGCTGGCCAAGCAGTTCGCCCCCCACTTCAAGTCAGCCCTCGAAGCAGCAGCCCCGCACGTCCAGACGTTCTTCGACCGGTTCGTCAACGGCTTCAAGCTGATGGGCGAGAAGGCCGCCGGACCACTGGAGCGGGCATTCAACGTCTTCCTCGACGCGTTCGGCCCGGTGTTCGAAGACTTCATGGCGGGCTTCGGTGACTCCCTGGCCGCCCTCGCCAACACCGTCAGCGACCACTCGACGGAGATTGCTACCGCGCTGGGCATGGTGCTCAGCCTGCTCACCACGGCTATCGACGTCGTGAACTTCTTCGCCAACGCCTGGGTGTTCGCGATGCGCGGCGCGCAGGCCGCAATCGGCCACACGGCGCAGTTCCTGGGGATGTTCATCGACCTGGCTCTGGGCGCTTTCGACAGGATCCTGGGGGCCGCCCAGGTGTTCTCCGACACCTTCCACCTCGGCCTGGGCGGGGCCATCGGTAGCGCCCGGGAGAAGATGAAGGGCTTCAGGGACACGACAGTCCAGAGGCTGATGGACATGGGCCAGGCCGGAATCGACTTCGGCTCGAAGCTCGACAAGGCCAACAAGCGCCGCAAGCTGGACGTCGATATCCAGTCGCTTGAAACCAAGCTGGCCATTGCCCGCGCCGACCTGAAGCGCACTACCGACCCGGTACGCCGGGCGCAGATCCAGGCCAATATCGATGACCTGACCAGAAAGGCCAAGAGGGCCCGCGCCGAACTCGCGGCAATCGACGGCACCGTAGCAACGACGTACATCCTCACCTACTCGAAGACGTACCGCTCGATCCACGATATCGTCGGCAAGGCCACCGGCGGCATCACGGGCGCTGCTACAGGCGGGGCCCGGAACAACATGACCCTCGTGGGCGAGCAGGGGCCGGAGCTGGTCAACCTGCCCGCGGGGTCGCATGTCCGGTCCAATTCTGACTCGCGCAGGATCGGGGCCGGGGGTGG